GCTATCCGTAAGTCAAGCATCTGCTGTTGTTTACGGATACACATATGAAACGTGGGCATTCCTATTTGGTTTAGAGGTATCGCCAAACACCCGAAGCCCATACAAGGAAATGCCCACGTAATACGCAGGCATTTACCATTGCTTTTAAGGGCTTCTGAAATATTGGCGATTTTCTAAACCTCAAAACAATAGCAAACGCTATAATATCAAAACTTTTTCAAAGGTACAAAAAGTTTTTGAAATTTGGAGCTATTATTATAATCGGATGTATTTATCGCCTTTGCGTCCTCAAATAAACCTCCGAATCAAGGGGAGAATCTTTTTCCGGAGTAGTACGAGGATGATGATAATCGCCACCCAAAAACCGCGTATTTGCGTCTGTTGCCACCATGTCAATTTGCGCTCTACCTCGACGATCTTTTCGACCTCGACCTCCCGATCCCGATAGACGATACTATCCCGATATTCTATCGGCCGCTGCGTCGGTATTTCCCGATCGTCCGTCTTGTTTTCGAGCGAGTGGGATAGCGACCCGTCGGGGTTGATCCTTGCGTCCGATACCGCTGCCGAGGTTTCGAGGTGGCTCGAATCTTGGCGGACGGTCTGCTCGGTTCGCTCGGCCGGCAGTTGTACCCGAACCGTGTCGGGAATCCATATTGTGCGATGCCTGATCTCGACATGCAGGCTGTCCCGCGTCCCGGTCGAGGTCGTCAGATGTTTGCACGGGCAGCAGGCCGACAGTAAACCGATGATAAGGCACAAAATCAGCGTTCTCATACGATTTCGATTTGGATTGGTTCGCCCCGGTCGGAGGCCGCTTTGAGCATGGCATAGACCCGTCGGAATGTCGCCGTCGAGTTCAGCACCTTGCCGACCTCCTTGTTTTCGCCGACCAATATGCACCCCGCGCTATCCTCGGCGGTATTGCCGATATGGATCAGGATGCCGTCGAACTCCGGCACATTGAGCAGCCGAGGCAGGTAGCCGTCGCAGAATTTGTACTGTGCCCGATCCTTATATTTCGGGGATTGGACTTTCAGCGTGATGTCGTATGTCCCGTAGGGGATAGCGGTTTCGGCGTAAACTTTCTTTTCGCCGTTGTCGAACCGCCCGTTTTTGTTCAGGTCTCGCACGGCATCTTCGATGGTGTCGCAGACCTTTTGCCCGTCGATGTAGAGCCAGCCGATGGTATAGGTCGGTTTCAGGGCTATTCGTTTGAGTAAAAGTTTCATATCTTGGATAGTTAGTTAGATAGTAATGTTGCTACCTGAATGCCGCATTTGCGGATGGCTTTCCCGACGGCCGCAGCGTCCATGTGCTTGTCATTGCAGAACGACAGCCCGATTACTCCGAGAGGCCGCTCTCCGGCATATAGCGCGAGTATGGCAACCTCATTCACGGAATTAGACTTGAATTTGAAATACATTCGTTCGTCGATTTCTCGGATCGCATCCACCGATCCCCAATAAAAGCCGTCATCAAATAGTTTTCCGATAAACGGATATTTCGATAATTGGAAGTTGATATATTCATCATCTACATTGCTAATACTGTCGGCCACGACTTCAATACGCATATCGCCATAGAGGAACGGCAACCCCGACGATAGGTTTTTGCTGCCGTTGTGCAATTCGATAAGCCATGCGCGGTCGGCATTCAGCGTGTGGAGCAGATGATGAAGCATCAGGCGAATATCGGCATCCGCCTGAATGCGTTTTACCACGGATTCGTCGTGCTGCGCTGTTTGGATGGATTCGATCTTATCCAGCACATAGCGCGGATTGGTGATTGTGAGGATTACAAATCCCGTGAGGAGCAAAAGCAGGAGTACCCGCAGAAAGCGGAAGAACCCGTATTTTTCCTCCATTTTGAGCAGCCTTTCGAGCCACCCGATTCCCTTTTCAATTTTCTGTTCCATAACAGGTTTAGATTTATGACAAAAGTAGTAAATAATACCTAATAGGTACTTATTTGGGCGAATAAAAAATTATATTGTCGCCTCTAACTCATTGATACGGTTTCTTATCGCCTGCCTTTGAGAATGTAGTTCGTCAATGTCGTAGGGGAGTGCCGCCCGTGTCAAAGACGCCTCGTAGCATTTGATGACTTTATAATCGCTGCTGGTGAGCTGATCTTTGAGCGATTGGATTTCTCTGAATACCTTTTGAGTGTCAAATACTGTTTCGTATTTATACGATATGCGGTTTCCGGCATCGTATGGAGTTATTCTCACGGTGTACCCGTCGGCACATTGCATTGCGCTTTCGTCAATCGGATCGACTGGCTTCCATCCATGTTGCGCCAACTTCTCAATCTGCATTTCAATAGAGATAACTCGCATTTTGATCTTGCCGTCCGTGTCCTTATATTTTTCGACTTGTTTCTCGATGAATCTTGATACGAGGTAGCCTCCATCATTGATATATCCGTATTCTGTCATGGTTGTCAATATTTTAGAATTTCCAGCGACTTACAAGCCATGCCTCTTTTTTTACGTTATTCAGGTAAAAGATTGCAAAGGTGAATTTTGCTTCCCATCCCTCCGGCACATCGTAGTAGTCGTTTACGCTGATGTCATCGTATATGTATTGTCCTGAACGCGCCCGAAAACGCATTTGTCCTTGACCTATCTGTTTTGCGAAGATAACTTTACCTTCCATTCCTCCCGTCGGAAGATACACCGTCGCCGTTTTCCCTGAATTTGTCATTCCGAGGCATTGAGTGTATCCATCAGACAAATAATAGGTGTCGGTATCTCCGATATATTTTGGATTGAAGATCAGTCCGGCGGCCAGCAAATCACGGAAATATCCGCCGTATGCGGGGGCTGTACCCGTATTGCTGGCCCGTCCATATACTCCGGCAATTAACGTGCTTTCTTTGTCGAATGCCCACGTATAGTCCACGTCGCCATATCCAAGCCCGACGATTGAACCGTAATGCGTATAACCAGTAGAGGACGGCATCGCATTTGTTTTCGCATTATTGCAGAAGACGCCACTTGCAGACAGATATGCTACTCCGTTACTATTTCTTGCCGATACTTCACCTGCGCCTGCATCTATATCAATCTCCGAATTTTCGTAATCAAGAGAATAATCACCTCCGGTCGTTGTCGATTTGAGGTGAATCTTACCGGTTTTGCCATTCAAATACATAGCGGGGTCATTGCCCGATTTCATCGTAGATTTGATAATCTCGTCCGAGAAATAGAACCCTGCGATCAATGCTTCGCCGAGAACGCTCAATTTGGTTTTTATCGTGGCATTTTCCAGCAGCATGTTGATCGTGGATAGTGTGTCGGCGACGATGTTATTCCAATCTAAATAACTGCTATCATTTCCCAAGTGGAGCGCATTGCTCAAAAAGTCGATGAAGCTCTTGCCGTCCGAGGTCGCTATGCGATCCGTCGTGATGCGACCGGGCAGAATCTCCGAAAACCCGTAGAGCGAAACATAGCTCCGTTCGCCGTCGTATTCGCTGTTCAGAATGCCGACCAGCAGATGATAATACCCTGCAATGTCGGTCATCTTGATCGCCCGGTCAGAGAGCAGGAAATCGCCCTTTGCGGCGGTGTCCGTGCGGCTGACTTTGGCATAGAGATAATACTTCTTGTCGCCGTTGTCGAGGTACGGCGAAAGGTATTCGTTCATCTCCCAAACCTTGTACTCCGAATCGGCATGAGAGGACGAGATCGTGCCGATGCCGAGCGTCATGTGCTGGATGAATCCGTGCGGGATATGCAACTGCTTCGCCGCATTGTCGTAGGTGATGCCGTCGCTTACCGCCGTGAGGTCGGTCTTGCTGGCGACGAACCGGAATTGCAGACTTTCGTCCCCGACGAGCATCATCATCGTCTGCACGGTCAGCGGGCTGATGGAGTTCGTGAAGTTGTCGAGCATCGAATCCTCCAACATCGCCATCGTCTCCCGGACGTCGCGGAACCGACGCTTGGTATAGCTTACGGCATAGCGGATGCTGTTATCCGTCGCCACCTCGTTTTGGCCGATCTCCCGAAGCTGCGACGATACGCTCTTGCCCGAAACCGAGTTGGAGATTTCGAGAACGGGAGCATACGGCGAGGTGAGAAATTCCTTGATACCCGTGATGCGGATCGGGAGGCCATCGGGGGCGAACTGCTCATCGGAGAACAGGACATACCCGCCGACTTTCAACCGACCGCCGACACGGAGCCAATTCTTTTTCGCCCACAGCCCTTGCAGAGTGCCGGTAAAGGTGAATTTCTGATCTTCGTTCTCATAGAGCTTGCGGGCCGCTTCGCGGAACATATCCCATGACGCCCCCGTCTTATCCGCATTGTTGCAGATATAGGCGTCCGGCAGCATGATCCCGAAAACGGCGTAGGTATCGCCGACGGCGGGCTTGAATGTTTCGTTCGGCATCGTAACCCCGTCGATCTCCTGCGGCACGAGTTCAAAGCGGCGTTCCGAGTGGTTGTATTTGAACTCGAACTGCTTGTCGTCGCCCGCGAGCATCCCCTTTTGGAAGATGATCGTCGCCGTCTCGCCCTCGATGACATAATCGTTGAAGTTCAGATCGGCAGGGATGGAGCTGTCGATGATGTCGTAGAAATTCTTTCCGGCGTCAATACACTCGACCGCCGATACCGTTCCCTCGCGGGACGGGTATATCTCGGAGCAATCGAGGCTGTCCTCCTTGACGGCATCGGAAACCTTGTCGATGCGCTCGATGGAATACCCCTCCGCGTCGGATTGATAGGTGCGGCCCTCGTAAACGAGCATCTGCGACTTCGGCAACAGCAATTCCGCCGAGCCGTATTTCGAGCGGTCGATATTGCGGTCTCCGCCCTGAACATAGAGCCGCTTGATCGGCAGCTCATCGCTCTGCGTGGTGCGCCCGACACCCGGCTCGAAGCCGTTGCCCTTGCCGTATGCGAGCGGCAGGGGATCGTCCTTGAAATACTCGACTTTGTGCAGCGAGATCGTATAGTCGTTGATTTCCCACTCGGTCTCGAATTTGTTTGCGACATCCTGCAATGCAGCATCGACGTAGGTGTGATTGAACTCGACCGTCTGCTCCGCCGCATCGAGGCATTCGCCGACTTTCCAAACTCCGGCCCCGTCGCGCTGGTTGAGATTCCAGACGATAGCTTCGACGAGTTCGTGGGGCTTGGCGCACATCGACCATTTGAGGCGTTTATCGACGGGATTACGCATCTTATACAGGCTCATGTTGTCCTCCAATGTTCCGAGGGTGAGCGTGTATTCGATATTGCGGGTTCCGTTCTTCTTGATGTTTTCCGGCGATCCGAGTTTGTATTTCACGCCTTGATACTCGCACCATGCCCCGACCGGAATTTCGACAAATTCCGATAGGGAGAATTTCAGGACGAGTTGCGGCTTGGACATGAGGGAGCGATAGCGGTAGCTGCTATCGCTCTCCTGTACGTCCAATGTCGTGTTGTTGAAATGCAGGGTCAGCATGATCTGATTTTATTCGATGTTCAGCTCGGCGCAGTCTGCGTCGATTTGGGCTTTCAACGCGGCTCTCGCTGCGAGAAAGTCCTTGTACGAGGCGATCTTCGCCTTTGCCTCGTCGCTCGATTTGGAGCCGCCATATACGCCGAGATTGGCGGCGTTGTACTCGTTGATGAGCTTCTGCTCGTAGTTCGCTTCCCACATCTGACCGATGACGGCCTCGGTGATTTTGTTGCTCGATACGGAAGCCCATACGATTACCTCATAGCATGAATACTGCGTGCGCGAACTTTCGGCGGCGGGCTGATCTTCGCCCTCCGCCATGATCTGCTGCGGCGCGGCCTCTTCCTGAATATCCCAACGGTAAATGTAGCTGCCGTTGCCTACGGCCTCGAATTTAGACGGCCTTGCATCGTAATACGAACGTGTCATAGAATTGTGATTTAATGATGGTTTTGAGTAAATGTTTTGAGTTGGAGACTTTCGCCCATCCGTACCAACTGCATAATCGCTGCTTGTAGTTCATCGCGCTGATATTGAATTTCTTATTCAGACGCGCGGCCATGCGGCAGAAATTCTGCTTGATGGATTTGCGCATGAGCGTTTGGTTGTGGTAGAACACGAAGCCGACGAAATCGAGGCCGCGCCCGTGCTTGTCTGCCCGGTTCTCGGCAATCGGAAATATCTGCTCGTTGCCTTTCAGCGTCAGTTTCAAGGCCGCGAGATACTTCTTGATGTCGGCCAGCAGGATGTGCAGTTCCTCTTTCGTGGAGGCGAGAAATACCATGTCATCGGCATATCGGAAATAGCACCGCACCCGCTTCTCCTCCTTGATCCAATGGTCGAAGTAGGCAAGCATCAGGTTTGCGAAGTATTGGCTCAAATAGTTGCCGATGGGCACGCCGTCGGTGCTGTCGATGATCGTATCGAGCAGGGCGAGCGTATCCTTGCATTTGATTTTGCGGCGGATGATGGCTTTCAATACGTCGTGGTCTATCGACGGGTAGAACTTTCGGATGTCGATTTTGAGGCAATATCGGGCGTTTTCCCGATCTTTGATAGCCCTCTTGACATTCCGCATCGCTCCGTGAATGCCGCGCCCCTTGATGCAGCTATACGTGTCTTTCGTGAAGACCGAAACCCATATCGGTTCGAGGATATTCATGATCGCATGATGCAGAATGCGGTCGGGGTAATACGGCAATCGAAATATGATCCTCTCTTTCGGCTCATAGATCGTGAACGTGCTGTATTCGGAGTTTTTGAATGTACGATTTTTCAGCGTTTCATGCAGGGCAAGGATATTCGCTTCACGGTTTTTGTCATGAAGTAAGACGCCATACGAGCGGAGTTTCCCGCGCCTTGCCTTTTCGTCGGCGAGGCGGAGGTTATCCATCGATATGATCTTTTCGTATAAGTTTCCTATGCGCTTCATTTCGACGCTTTGCTTTTCATATTCGGGGTGTTCAGCAGGTCGGAATCTCCTAACCGCTTACTAACTCCTTTTTTGAGGTGATATTTTTTGCCAAGAGGCAGGGCCGTTGCTCTGAAAATTTATGTTTTTACCTTTCTGAAAATCATTGGCGAGACCTGACATTCGCATTCGTATTCGAGGGCGTGTTATTCGTATTCGCATACGCAAACCCGGCATTCGCGCTGTTATTCGCATTACCGCCGAACAGGACACCGCAAGAGCAACCAACCTTTATCCATTCATTACTCCAAATAGTACCGCGTTCCCGATGCCCGCATCGTTACCCTGCGGGGAAATTTGTCCATCTCCCGAATCTTGGCGAGGACATATTTGATTTCCCGCGAATTGGTGAAAAACTTGCGTGCATCGCGGTCGGGGTCGTCTCGATTCATCTTGATCTTGACGAGCGTTCGGTCTGATCCGAACTTCGTTTTCACTCCCTCGATGTAGTCGCAGACCCAAAAGGTGAGGTTAATCAATTTCTGCTGCGTCGTTTCGGGACAGTTGAAATGCTTGTTGGTTTCATCGGCGGGGATTTTCAGGAAATCCAGCGAGCCGTCATCTTCCATCGGATTATGGTTATTCTCCATTGTCGTATCGTTTAATTATTGGCCGAGCGCGTTTTCTGTGACGTTATCCGTTATGCGGGGATAAAGCAAAGGCGAGACCCGACAGCCGCACTCGAATTCGAGGGCGCGTTAGTCGCATTCGCACACGCAAACCCGGCATTCGCGCCGTTATTCGCATGACCGCCGAACAGGACACCGCGCAACGCCTCAGCCGTCGGGATGTTGGTATAGTGGTAATCGCAGAAATAGGTCGAGGAACCGCCTCCTACGACGGAGGGCATGATCTCTCCTCCCTCGCCGAAAATCACCTCCTTGACGTAATTATCGGTGCGGGCCTCGTTGCCTACATGGGCGTAGCCATCGTAGCCGCTATCCGAGAATTTGGCCGGATCGGTGCAGACGAATACCTTGCTCAACCCGTCGCCGCCGTTCTCCTCGGTCGGGCTGATCCGGATATTGATACCGTCCGTCCATTGCCAAACATGGCCGAAAGGATTCTCGACACCCCGATAGCGCGGAACCATGACCGTGCATCGGGTCGATCCGTCCTCATTGATGACGGGGTATGCTACCTCGCCCGTGCCATTTCCGAGTTCGTCGGTATGGCCGCACGGCACGAACGGATAATAACCGTTGAATCCGCTCCAATCGGACATATTCGTTACTCCTGCTCCGAGGCCGCCTTGTGCATAGCCATTGCTATCCTTTTCCGCATTGAATGCCGCCTGCGAGTTGAGCGTGGCATATTCGATGACGAAAAGCCAATACAGTTCCTTGTGAATGTCGTAGGTCATGCAGTTCCATTCCGTCGAACCGGACTTGCGCTTGCGGGCGTAATTGCGGAAATTTGTGCGGGAGGTCGTTGTTGCCGGGCGTCCGAGGAGCGTGCGATAGGTTCCGTCATACGCCGTATTGTTGCCTCCTCCTCGATAATCTGCATCCATGTTCACCACCGAGCAAAGGGTCGTCGTGCTGCGCTGTATGGTAGCCTGATACGCCGAAACGTATCTTTTCCCGACAAGATGATAGCCGGGGAGAGGGTACTCGCTGATACGCACCCGCCGTTTCGTGCCGTCCGTCTCGAATTTGCGGTAGTGCATGGGAAGTTCGACCATGACCTGCCCCCGCGACCCGTCGCGCGTCTGACCCGTCCAGTTGGCCGGATTGAGGTATTCCACCACTTCGCCATTGTCGTTGAGCAGGCAACCTTTCATCCGATTGTGGATCGGCAGGCTCTTGTGCAGGGAGAGGTTGCCGATACGGGTGCAGGCAGGCGAAGATACGGCGGTGTCGAACTCGATGCCGTAGCTGCATTCCTCCTCCATGTACGGCAGGAGCGTTGCGAGCGCGGCCTTTTTGCTCTCGCCGTCCTCCAATACCTCGCAGATGAGATTGAACGGGTTAGTCCCCGATACGTCGGGCAAGTCGCTCAAACGCTTGCCGTTCTGAAAAGCCTCGATGATCTGTTCGAGGATCGCTTCTTGTTCTGCTGTCATAACTATTTGTTGTTTAAGAATTTGAAAACTGTTTTGCCTTTCGCTGCGATGAACATCACCGACGATGCGGTGTTCAGTCGTATTTTCTTCTGCTTACGGGATGCCGCCCATTGGCGCAGCCGCCGCGACAGGGATATGAATACCGATGCGATCATACCTTTTCGACGTAAGTTCCAGCACCCCAATAGAGGTCGTGAGTGTTGAGAAAATCCGCATTCGGCGCAATCGCCTTGATCGCCATCGGCGACCAGTCGTTGAGAACTACCGGAGCGTCGGAAAATTCGTCGTCCTGATAGCATTTCACGCTCAATACGGCGTCCACGGTGGAACTGCTGTATTTGGGCCTGATGTAGAGCGAGAACAGCGCGTCATTCGGCAGGCTGAACCCATTTGCGAGGCTCTCGATCTTGCCATGCGAGAGGATGCGCCCGCCGTTCATAAATTCGCTGATGTAACCTTGTCTTCCCATAGTTGATGTTGTTTTAATTGAACCTGAAATTACCGTTTGCCGTGAGGCGGATCGACGAGAGCGTTACCAATCTGACCGTAGGCTCCGAAACTTTGATCTGAATCGTCTTGTAGAGGGCTACGTTGCAGGTCGGGATGACATGGATGATGCTGACCCCGGCGGCGAGGATCGTGATACGCCCGTCGGGAGTTACCGATACGGCCTTGTCATCGCCGAGGAACAGTACATTCGGCTTGACGCTGGCCGGAGCGAGCGTTGCGCGGATGAAATTCTCCGCCATATTGCCGACCAGCAGACGCGAGGGGTATTCTACCGTCATCGCCGTAGGTACGAGGTTCAGCGGCTCCAATTCCGCAGCGGCGGCGATCACCTCCTCGCAATCCTCTTTCGCCTCAATCGCGGCGGCGGTGGCATTGCTGGCGTTCGTGGTCGCGGTATTGGCAGCGGTCGTCGCCGCCTGCGCCCTCTGCGCGGCATTGTCGGCCGTCTGCGCTGCGGAGTTTGCCGCGCTGGTGGCATCGGTCGCATTTTTCGTCGCCGACTTCATCCCCTCGACGACCGACTGGATATATTCGAGCGACACCTTGACGCTCTTGTTGAATATATCGACGCCGATAGTCCATAGCCCTTTGAATGAGGTGCATTCGGGGAGTTCCGATATTTTCTTCTTTATCATGTCCTTGTAGAGTTAAATTCTAAATACGATGAGGCCCTCTTCCGGCTCGGTTATCACTACCTCCTTATCCTCGGTCGCCAATACGCAGTAATTACCGTCGGGCCGTGAATCGGGAAAAGTCAGGGTTACGGTGAACTCGCACCACACCCGCCCGTTGCGGCGAATATCGAACCGCGTTACCGCATTGCTCTTGTAGTAGCAATTATACTCCTCCAAAGTGTTGTCGTTGTATAATTTGCGCAGTTCGGGTTTCAGTAGAGCGGTGAAAAGCGCATACCAGCGTTCCCAAAATTGAGCGATGCTATCGGCATAGATAAAGAGCTTCATCGCAACATCTTTCGCCTTGTAGAAAACCGATTCTCCGTCATAGCTTACTCCGGGCCGATTGGTTACATCGACTTTCAAATTCTCGCGGACATTCGGGGCTTTCTGAATATTCCGATCCGTGCCATCGAGGACATAGACCCCGAAGCGGGAAAAATCGACATCATCCATCTCGTAGCCGTTCTGCTTGAAGCCCGCCGGAGCCGTTGCATAGGGAGCTTGATTCAGCAGCGTATTGTACTCGTTCAGGCTCTCGATGTCCGTCTTATCGGTCGGATAGACGGGCGGAAAGTCATCGGCGAAATTCAGCGTGATTTTTCCGAGCTGGATTTTGGCGGACAATGCGGGATTGGTCAGAAACCGCAGTTTGTAGGACTTGCCGAGTTCGGCGAAGTCGAAGATATGATACGCCCCATCGGAAAGCACCTCGAACAGATCGCTCGCGCTCAAAATATCGGTGATGCAAAACGGTATCGAGAATGTCTTGCTGTCGAGGATCGGATTAGAGAGATCTGTTTCCTCGCCGTCATATTCGGGCCATTCGGTGCTGTTCAGCTTTTTGAATGACGGCATCTGTACGAGTGCCTTGTACCCGTACTGCTCTACGAAGATGCCGTATTCGCTGAACGCATCCAGCCCGTCTATGAACAGCTTGCCTACCATAGGATTTTCGCGTTGTCCTGAACGATGTAACTCACCTCGGAATCCTTATCCTTTTCGACCTTGATGACCGTATATCCCGATGCCGCGACAGAGGCTTTCGCTCCGCACATCAGAAATAGCCGATTTCCGGCGGTTTCGCGGTATTTCAGCTCGGCGGTGGTATCTCCTATCAAAAAGACTTTCCGAGCCTCCAAAAGCGAGATTTCGCCGCTGTCGATATATACCCCATATCGCTCCGGGTGGTACTTCTTGAATCGTCTGAATGTGGCGATATTGGGAAAGTTGTAGGCCGTCATAAATTCGACCCCTCGCGGGGAGAATATCAGCCCGATCAACTCTTCCAATGTTTCGTCGCCTTTGAACATGTTGCAGGCTTCGAGTTTTGCGGCCATTTCATACTGCCCGCTATCGGCGCATTGGGCTTGGGCGGCATCTTTGGCCGCCCTCCATTCCCTCTGTATTCGTCTGATGAGTTCTTTCATTTAGCTGCGGAGTTTTAATCCTTTCCGGTCAATATCATCGACCGTGTTTTTGATGTCCTTGATATTCTTATCGACCCTATCGAGCTTGTCGTTGGCCTCGGATGTATTCTTCTCAATGCCCGTCAGTTTATCGAGGACGGCATTGCTCGTGCGGTTCAGGTCATTCATGCCTTGTACGAGGGTATAGGTATGCCCCTGAATGGTCGTCAGGCGGGCGTTGTTCTCATCGACACTATCTTGCGACGCGGTGGCGATGCCCTTGCTCGTTCCCTCGCGCTCGGCATCTCCCGCGAAATAATTTTTAAGGCTGTCGGACAGACCTTGATAGATCGCGTTGAACTCTTCTCCGACCTGATTGAGTTCTCCGGCAAATCCATTCATCGAACCGATCACGGCGTCGATGCCTTTGAACGAGCCGTCATTGCCGAACCATTCTTTTTTGTACCTGTCGAAAATGCCTCCGATACGCTCTTCCAAATACTTCTGTACGAGCATCCTTTGCAGAACATCGGAAACAATATCATTGACCTTTTTGCGCCATGCCTCCATCGCATCCTCTCCTTGCTTGGCAGCCTCGAAAAACGCATCTCCGAGTTCCGAGGCAAGATCGGCCGCGGTATAGCCGATGATGTCTTCCAGCATCTCGTTGATGATGGATGCCATCTCTTGGGCGATCTCCTGAATCTGTCGCTGCCACTCCTCGATCTTGCCGTGATCGGTCTTTTTCTTGCTTTGCTCCTCATTGATCTGTTTCTGAATGAGTATCTGCTGCTCTGCAAGGTTTTCGAGCTGCTTGCGGCTTTCGTCGTATCTCTTCCCTCCAAGGGCTTTATCGGCGGTATAGGCTACCTTTGCATACGCATCGGCAATCTTTTCGATGGATTTCTCATATACCTCGCTATCATAGCGCATCCGGGCGATCATCCGCGTCCATGAGTTGCCGTACTGCTGTGATGTAAGATGCAGACGCAATACCTCCTGCGTGGTTTCGGCGTAGATATTTCTCAATTTCTGCACGGCATCCCCGACGTTGTTCTGCAAGCGGACGGTGTCGGCATTGTCGAGTTCCCATTGCAGTTGGTCGATGCGGCGTTGCAGATTCTCGATTTCTTTCTGCTTGGAATCGTCATCGTTGAAGAGGTTGGCTATGGCCGTAGCGACCTGCAAAGCCGCCGAAATGACGGCGAGGATAACCGATGCTTTCTCGATGGTTGATATAGAGGCGGCTCCGGCTGCTGCTGCTGCCGTTGCGCCCTGTGCCGTTGCATCGACGGTGGCTCCTACGCCCTCGGCTACGCCTTTTCCGACATCTCCGATAGCATCCATGACAGTCGATGCGGCATCCAATACTGCGTCGATGGTATCAAGGGCCTTGCCGATGCTATTTGCGACATCATCGGAGAATATGGCCGCAAGGTTCTGTGCTTTGCCTCCGATACCGGAAATCACGCCTCCGACAGCCCGCAGTTGCGTTGCGAAATTCTTGTAGGAAACGGTGATGTTGTTACGTGCGGATAATGCCCGCTGTTCAGCCTGCGTGTTTCGCTCCGTTGCTTCGGCGACGCGGAATTTTGCCAGCTTCAAGTTCTCTTCGGCTTCGCGGTACTTATCGCTGTCCTCCGTGAGAGTACCCAAATCAATCTGCTCGCGGAGGGCCTGCTCGACGGCGAGAGCTTCGTTGTATTCCCGCTGCGCGGTCGTAATCCCATCCTGCGCGTCGTGCCATGCCTGCAATGCGGCGACGAACTCCGTTTTGGCGTTGCCTATGTCCTTGATCGACTTGTGCAGGGCTACAAAGGGGTTTCGGGAGGCGATTTCCTCCTCCATCTTGGTAATCGCTTCCTGATAGTCCTTGATCTCGGTTGCGCCCATCGAATCCTTGTTCGAGGCGAAATAAGCCTTGATCTTATCGAGGTTGTATTGCAAGGTCGATAACGACTGTTTTCCGAGGTCGCCGAATACGCTCTCCCAGTTGATCGACTTCTTGAAATCCGCGGATTCCAATGCGGCAAACTCGGCGTTCATCTGCTTGATCGCATTGTGCAGGTATTCAGTCGGCATAGTGGATAGTTTCTTCGTCCACTCCCGATTGAGTTTCTCGATCCTCTGCTCGACCGTGCCGTATTCGTCGATCAGCGCGTCGGTGTATTTCCTGCGGATTTCGGCCTTTTCCCGCTCTCCCTGCTCCGTGATGGCAGTTAATACGCGATTGAACTCCTCGGCGATTTTCGGGTCTTGGAGCAACTCTTTGGCGTAATCGTCGATAGTCATCTTGCCACGCTTGGAATTGGCCCATCCGACCTCCGTCGCGCCTTTCTGCGACATGTAATATTGCTTCTCGGCATCCTGCCGAACTTTGGCGAGCTGGCGCAACTGATCCCGCCACGCATTACGCTTGCGCACGGTATCGAGTTCTACTTGATTGAGTTCTTTGGCCTGCCCCTCCGCCATTGCATCAATCGTGTAGTCGGCGATCTCGCTATGCGCATCCTTGATATACTGCTTGACCGCTTTCTTCCATTCCTCGATGGATTTCTTTTGCGTGAGGGCCGCCTTTTTCGGGTCGAACTTGTCTTTGGACGGGTCGATATGGAAATCGAGGTCGTTATCTTTCTTGAACTGCGACGCCTTTTCCTGTATCTCGCCCCATTGTTTTTTCCAGTTTTCGTATTCTTCGTTTGCCTCTTTGACCGCCTGATTCCTGCGATATGCGTTGCTGTGACCGAACCACCGACCGGGATTGTACCACCCTCTATCGAAATCTCCATTATCGGCCTTTGCTTTGACCTCTTGGAGCTTGATATATGCTTCGGTCGTTTTGGTCAGAAGAGCCTGCGCCTGCGCTTCGAGCATGAGCATTTCGCAATACTTCTCGCCCTTTTGCTTCAAGACGGTTTTCCATTCGGCAAGGGTCTTATAGTAGCCCATTGCCTCCCCGTATTTGGAGTTCAGCTCTTTGACGACCTCTTTCTCCTGCGCTTTTGTCCCCTTGAAGCTTTCGAGTTTGTTTTTATAGTTCTCGATCTCCATAGAGGCCTTGATGTAGGCTTCGTTGCCTGCTTTGAGGATTTCCTGCTGCTCCTCGAACTCCTTATCGGCTTTCGATGACGCCTCAAACGCTTTCATCAGCCAATTCACGAGCGACCCCAAAAGAACGACCAATGCTCCGATACCGGTAGAAATGAGTGCGGCCCGCAGACCTTTCATCGCTACGGACATGGCTTTCGTAGCGACGGTTCCGGCGGTCGTCGCGGCGGTCTGTGCCGTTGTCGATGCGGTATTCGCCACTTGCGCGGCCGTCCCTCCTGCGGTGGCTGTATTATTGGCCGTCTGCGCCGCAGTATCGGCGGCCGTCGCCGTTGCATTGGCTACCTGTGCTGCGGTATTGATCTCGGTCGCGGCGGTTTCGGCGGCCTGCTCGACGGCACTCTGTCCCGTGAGCTTGTTCCACCACTCTTTGAGCGAATTGAGGGTGACGAGGGTAAAGGCCGAATCCTTATTGAGGGTTTGCTGTATCTGTTGCAGTCCTATCGTGATCGCCATGAGGGACTGCACCTTGACCATGATCTTCTGCAAATCCTCGTTTTCTCCGGCGAATAGGGACATCGTGCCCTGTGCTACGGAGAAAGCCCCCGCAACGCCCGAAAGCCCCGAAATGAGGCCCTGCATACCGCGCTGGTCATGGGCGAGGATCGTTGCCTGCGCCGTGGCGTCGGCCCATGCGTCGGTGAGTTTTCCCGCCTCCTCCTGCAAGGCGCGATACTGCGCCGTGCCGCGCTGTCCCGACGCCTCCATCATTACGAGTTCTTCCCGTAATTGCCTCAATCGGGTGCGGAGCGATACTTGGCTGTTGGCACTCTTCTCGGCGGCGGCAGCCTCTTTCTTCAACCGCTGTTCGGTCTGATAGAGTTCGTCGCCGACTTTCTCGGCCTCGGTAACGATTTTCTTGCGTAACGCTATATTCTCCTTGATCGCCGTCTGCTGCTGTTTGAGGGCATCGTATTCGGCCTGAATAGCGGGAGTTGCGGCCTGCCGTCCGAGATTCGAGATTTCGGAACCGAGCTGCCGGTATTGCTCCTCCAACGCCAATACGGACGAGCGGTTGGTGTCGATCACTCGGTCGAGTTCGGCGTATGCGGTGTCGATGGTGGAAAGGGATTGCGACGCATTGGTGACGACTTCGATATTCAAGGTCGGGACGTTGGCGAGCAGTTGAGAGATTTTGGAGGTCTCAACTTCAACATTGGAGGTCAATCCTGCGACTTTCCCCTCGATCTGCTCGATGCCGGCATCGAAGCCGGACATATCTATCGCCGTGCCAAAACTTAATGCGCCGTCGTCGTTTTTCATATTCTTACAATCTCCTCGTCATCTGTGAAATCCGTGAAATTTTCGGGGTTATTCGCGTCTTTACTGCCATCGTAAAGCGGCGCGTCGCCATTCTCGCCCTTGTCGCCGGGCATCGGCATCGCACGGCTATACAGGATCGCGTTTACATAGCTGATGTCGTATAAGGCGTATTTCTCTGTTACTCCGAGCGTTCTTGCGATTCCGAGAACGGTAGCCCAAATGCTGTCGTTCAGCCTTTTACCACTTCCTTTGTCGGTTTGAGGATATTCGCCTCTGACAGGGAAGTGGTAATGGCGAAAAAACTGCTGATCTCCATGTCTTGAAGCCGCTGTACGACGACGTTGAACAGAACCGTCGGACGGACGTTCTCTAAAATGGCTTTGGCGAGTTCCGCCCGTTTGTCGATCTTGATTTTCTTCTTGCTCTTGCGCTTGATGAGACCGAACAAATAGCGTTTCTCCTGCACGACGACGCGCTCCTCGGTGAGGCTCTTCGCTCCGAGGATAAGCGTCGCCGCGATGTCGCCGAGAGGCCGGAAAAACCGCGCATGATGCAGTACGGAGTTTACGATCTCGGATTTCTCCACTTTCTCCACAATCGGGAGGGAGGCGATGAACTCCGAAACGACGATGAGCGTTGCGATAGACGGCGGTGCTATTTCGTAGGTGACGCCCTCAATCTCGATATTCCCTACATTTCTTTCGAGTATGGCCGATGCGACGCGGCTTTCGATAGTAGTCTGTTCCATATCCTGAAATAAAATTGCGGAGGGTGGAGGATTCGAACCCCCGAAGCCTGACGGCTTGCCTCGTTAGCGGTGAGGTGCATTCAGCCACTCTGCCAACCCTCCGAAACGCGGTTTTACCTGCCAACCGCAAAGGGCGTCTATTCCGCATGTCATTGGTGATACTACACGGCCTCTGATGCCTGCCAATCTTCGGCCTTGACGCGGAACTTCTTGTAGAGTTCCCCGTCGGAGCAGGCGAGCACCTTGAATGTGAGATCGACATACGATCCCTCCTCCTCGGAGCTGCCGGGGCGGAACGAAACATGTGCCCGACGAATCTTGATGCCGATAGCACCGATATTCTTGGGCGTGAGCTTCACGGAAAAGTCGTCCGATACGACGTTGGTCTTGACGGTCATTTCGTTGCCGTCCTCCGAGACCTCTGCCCCGTTGAACATCTTTTCCTTGTCGAAGTCCATCTCCTTGACGCGGGTTGTCAGGGTAACGACCGGCTCGCCCTCCTCCTCGGCAACCACGATCCCGCCCGTTGCCGTTGCGGTCAGCGTTTCGCCGTCCTCGGTGGCAAGCGTCGTCGATTTGTCGTTGATCGTCCCTATGTCGGTCAGTTCGCTGGCCATTGCTTCATCCTCGCCGGTCTTGCCGACCTCGATCTTGCACTTCGACCATGACATGATGATTTTCTTTTTCTTTGCCATAATCCTATTCTGTTATGCGGTTAAACTTGATTCTTGCGTATATGAAATGCTGCTCTATCTCCTCGTTGCGCATCGTTGTCGGCGTCGTATCGGTTTCGAGCCAGTATTCCGTACCACCTGCGGTTTCTACGAATGCGAGAAGCAGCTCCTCCAACTTGCCGATGCGGTTCTTGTCGGGAACCATCCGGCCGTCGGCATGAGGTATATCGGGGACATAGAGGTTGAAGATCACCACGCCCGTTTGTACCTGTTCATCAAGTCCTGCGAGGAACTTGACGATCAAATCCTCCGTCGTGGCATTGGCAGGGCGCATTTCGGGTCGGTAAACCTTTCCTCTGATGGCCTTTCCGAGGTCGCTATTCTTGACGAAAGAATAGAAATCCCGCTCAATCTGCATCTCCGTTTTTATCATCTCGCTATTCGATTAGACCGTTGAGTAATTTCTTGGCAAGCGATTCGGCTTTCAACTCGGCGGAGGTGAGAACGTCCTTGTGGCGGACTGCTTCGACATACGCGGCGTATTTCATGCCTGCGCAGACGATCAGAACCACGCCCCACGGAAATTTCGCTTGCAGACTTTGGATCAATGCTTCGGCGGCGGGCGGGCCGGCTTCGCCGTTGCCATCCTTGCCGCTGTATTGCTTCGAAGCTCCCGTCACGACGGGTTTCCCGTCCACAAGCACCACATAGCCTATTGATGACCTCAAATTGCCGGTAATATCGTTGTAGCTGCCACTCTCGCGGGCGATTCGTATGCACTCCTCTCCGATGAAAGAGAGTTGCTTCACGAGCAGGGCGACGATGTCTTTCATCTTGGCCTGCAATCCGGCTTTCAGCTTGCGCATGTCCGTCTTGCTGACGATGACGCCCTTGTATTTGCCGTGAGATGTAGCGACTTTCGCCATATCACACCACGATTTGAGTCCTGCCTACGGTGGTGAGAGGTTCGGCGTTCATCACGCGGTATTCGCCGAGATTTTCGCCCATCCTTTCGAGTTTCACCCGATTGTAGGGGAAAGGGATGCACTCAACGAGGATCGTAAACGAAGCCTGCCGAAATTCGCCGTCCTCGTAACGACCCTTGCGGTTATCGCTGTTGGTCTTGATGGAGCAGGGGATCGCCTCGCTCCATGCGGATTGAGCCTTGATAGGCTCGCCCCATTCGTCAATACCTCCCTCGGTGAGTATCTCGTAGCGTAATGTGCCGTTGTACCTCATATCACCATAGATGCGTGCCGTCCTCGATCACGCGCATATAGTCGGAAAGAACCTCATCCGCATCGAGGCCATAATGTCCGCACCAAATCGAAAGGCTCTGTTTGAGGGCTTCTTCGCTCATTACGGAGGTCGATACGCCGTTCTCGGAGCGGCTGTTTTCGACATATCCGATGACAAGGCGGGCGGCAACCCGAAAGATCATAGGGTCTTTCGGGGTCGCCTCGGCCTTTGCGTCGATGCCCTCGTTGAAGAGCGCAAATTCGATGGTCGCGTTATCAGGATAGAATGTGTTTGCTATCGCATTGCACAAACTCCTCGTTGCGGTAAGGTTATCCACGGCTACTGCTGCGTTTTGAGGGTGTAGATGCCGTTCATTTCCGTAATCACGGGCAACGAGAGCGATTCGGCCTTGGTGAACTCAACGCCGTTGCTGCCCTGCGTTTCGCCCACGCCCCATTGCGAGACGCGGATACGCCCGTAGTTGGAGTACGCCACTCCGGCCTCCTGTTTCAGCTCGTTGTTCGCCCATGCGTTTTTGACGATGCCGAGCTTGCCGTCGGGAATGAAGACCATGTTCTTCTCGTTCCACGGCGTATAGGGGATGCGGGATTGGCCTTTCTGAATGCGAACCTGACGGCGGATAGGCTCGAAAACAGGGTAACTGTTCTCCTGCATATAGGCGTTCAGGTCTTTCAGTTGCACGATCTTCGCAGATTTGTCGGTTCCCCAGATCATCTGCTTGATCTTCTTGCTGCGGCACATGTAGGAGATGCGCGACGGAGCACAGAGAATTTTGCCGAATACGGTTTTGTCCTGTGCAGCGTCGATGATGCCCTGCACGTCCTCGAAGCAGTCCACCGTTTCGAGATTGGCATCCGTCCACGGGGTTTTGGACGATGCGATATTCTCGGCGGGCTGGTTGAAGTTGATCGTGCCGCGCACGCCACCTTCGGGGTTGATGTTGTCGTCGAGTTCGACGATACCCTCGTTCGAGAGCGGGCGCAGGAACAGGATGTCGAGCTTTGCGAGGACGGAGCTGACAACCGTCGTCGTGCTGCCCCACATCAGTTTGATGAGCTGCTCCGTCTTTGCCTTGTCGGGGAGCGACTTGCTGTCGAGGATTTGCAGAACCTTACGATAGTCCTGAATCGTCATCGGCAGCGTTACGGCATGATTGAGGATGCGCTCTTTCACGGTTTCCAGCCCCTCCGTGCCGAGGATAGCCTCTTTCGAGTTGTCACCGATGGTCGGTGCGGCTACCGTGATGTTGTACTGACCGATGATCTCCTCGAAGTCAAGGCCGATGGTCGGGGTGTCCCAGTCGAGGAAACGCTCGAAGATTACGTTGTCGAAAAGCTGCTTGTGCAGTTTCGAGGCGGCATCGAAGCGAGCCTGTACATGCTGCGTCAATGCGCCAAAGATTGAGCTATAAAGAATTTCGGGCATGATCGTTACTGTTTAATGAACAGAATGTTCGGGTTTGCTTTGAGGCATACCTTGCCGGGGTTGATGAGCCAGTCTTCCAACAGCGGGAAGTTCAGGCTCGGATAGAGAACGACCGCTTCGTATGCGGCATCAATCGTCGGGATGCCTTTCCCGGTAAACTCCTTGACAGCACCGACAACCATGTTCGGTGTGTATTTGGGTTCAGCGGGAATCGGATCGGTCTTTTCCGCGCCGCCGCCCGTAGAAGCATATTCGGTCGCCTCCGAGAGGATGTCGCCCTCGGCCAGCCCTGCGATGGCGGATGCGAACGTGAGGATATCGTACTCGGCATTGGCCGTGTCGATGGACTTGATGATCGGGGATTTGTCGGTTACTCCGAGTTTCATCACCACGTCGCCTGCGACGAAGTAATGACCTTTGGCGATGCGGGGCGCGGTGGTCGTGCCTCCTGCGAGAACCTTGGCGGTCTTGCAAACGGCGGCACTCATCGCCTCGAAATCGACATAGATAGGAGTTCCCCGATGCAACACCGTTCCGACGGGGAAGTTCTGCACCGGCTTGAAGCCGCCCGGCAGAATCTTGCACTCGCCGCGCCAAATTTCGGGCGTATGGCCCGATAGCTGCGTTTTCTTGAAATCAATAGCCATTGTTGCAATCAATTTTAAGGGGTGAATGATTCGGAGCTGTTACTTGTTGGGAAGACTTTCGGCCCAAGCCTTGGCGTCGGCTTCCATTGCCTCCTTGCTACTTCCCGTTTCATGCGCCTGCTCCTTGGGCATGAGGTTGTTATTGACTAACTCCTGCTTGTAATCCGCCAGCTCCTTGTCGAGGTCTGCATCCTCTGCGAATGAGACTCGCTTCATCAGGTAGTCGGGGATTCCGAGCTTTTTAGCCTTTGCCGAGATTTCGGCCTGTCGCGTGGTCTTTGCCTTTTCCGCTTTGAGAGCGGCGTTCTCGGTTTCGAGATCGGTCAATTTCTTTTGGAAAGGCTTGAACCATTCGGGGGCCTCATCATCGTTTCCGCCCTCATCTTCGCCCTCGTCGTTGGATTGCGTTTTCTTTGATTGCGGTTTCGGACGTTGCGTCTTCCTCGTGATCTCCCCCTGCATCGCCTTTGCATAGGGCACGAGCGAATCCACTTTCGCGGCGATGTCTTCGTCCGAGGCATCGTCGGCAAGACCCTCCGCCCCGATCTCTACGAGGTCGTCGAGTGCCTTGTCAGTCAGTCCCATATCCTTGCATTTTTCGGATAAGAGCTTGCGAAATTTCTTTTTCATGGTCGAAAAAATTTGTTAAAACGTATCGTTACGGACAAAGGTAATGAAAAATATCTATTAGGTATCTAAAATTTCGGCAAAAATTATCTGTGTGGTTATGACACAGTTATCCGTAAATCCGCATTTTTGACTGATTTTGAGCGCACTTTTTCTGCGAAAAAAGTTGCTTACTATAATAGTTGGCTATATATTTGCATCATCAAATAGATACTTAATAGGTAGTAAATAACGACCAAAATTTATAATAGGCTATGACACGAGAAGAATTTACCGAAAGGGTTGGCTTGAATGTATCGGATGGAATTTTCGAGGTATGGAACGGGGTGTATATGTCCTCGGATAAGGACAAGGACGAGTTCTGCAAGCCGCTCGCCACCAAGAAAGGGCATCTCGATCTTTCCCGGTCAATGGTGATCGAAATCGCCGAGTTGAAGAAAACGATCAGAGTGCAAAAAGAGAGCTATGCTCGGCAGGTGGAACTCGCAACGTCCTATCAGGATAAGTATTACGCGGAAAAAGCCAAGCACGATGAGTTCTATAAGAAATATGCGGAGGAATGCGAAAAGCGATATGCCCTCGAAAGAAAACTCGAACAGATAATGAATTTAATCAACGCATAGCATGGATAAGGCAAGACAGACCGAGGCGGAAAGCCTGCATGAATGGAAGTCCCAAATGGCGGACTTCCTCCTCGAAAGAGCACAGAAATTCGGCGACATTACCCTCCATATCAAAGCGGCCGATTTGATCGGCATGAAAGAGGTGATCCGCCGGAAAATCGAAAAGGACTTACCCCTATGGGAGGTCGATAAAGTATGGCTAAAAAATAATCTCAAATAATCGCAAGTATGGAAAAGATCAAAATCAAGCATGTAGGATTCGATTCGTGGGATCGGGAGGTATTCCAAACGCAGAAAGGGACGTATGTCGTGGATATAAGTTTGGACTATTCGCATCAGAATATGAGGCTCTGCACGAAGAACAACAACGAGTTCGACGGGGAACCGGACACGGCCCTCAAAACCGACGCATTCGAGATCGTCGATGATTTCGAGGCCGAGCAATAATCGTAAACCTTAAAAATTCAACGCAACAATGGCAAATTCAATCAACGTAAACGGATGCTCCGTCTGCCAGCCGGGGCGAGAGAACTACACGAGTTTCACGGCCAAAATCGGCCGGAAATCGGTCAAAAGATGGCAATACGACTACCGCACGGCGAGCGGCGAGCTTTTCTCCTGCGTCGGGGCATCCCTCGATAGCTGCCGCGCAAAGCGGGATTTATGGCTCTCTCAAAAGCAGTAGGATCATGGCAACGAAAAAGGCTACAAAGACCTACGAGGTTGAAGTTTCTATGACATGGTCGCAGTCCTATACGGTCAAAGCCAAGACGGCGGCCGAGGCACGGCGCAAGGCATGGGAGAAATTCAAACGGCATCCTCCGAAATCCTGCTTTACGCTCATGGAGGACAGAATCGACGGATAATAATCAACGCAACAGATATGGAAGAGAAAGATATTAAGACAGTCAAGACCACGCGGGGCGAACTTCGATACTATCGGGATTGGGATAATTACGACGGGGGTATCGTAATGCTGAACGCCCAAACTATCGACCGCTACAAGGCGATCAAAAATGAGCATCCCGACGCGGATAAATGCGGGGTTTTCTTCGCTTTTAGCCGAGAGCAGTTCGCCGAGGGATACAAGCGTTTGGTAGAACTCGGACATATCAAAGACGGCGATAAAATATGCCAAGATAAGGGCACGGGGGCTTTCGGTACAGAGGCCGGACTTGCGGCATTCTTCAAATTCTACGACGATAGTCGGGCGGCTATCCCGAAAGAATGCGATCCGCAGGAGGTTTATTTCTACGAATACAATAACCACGAGTGCATGATCGCATGGGATGGTGATAAAGATGCCTATGACCTCATCGTCGGGTATTGGGGCGAAGAGGTGGCAAAGACGATCAAACGGATATAAATTCAAAATTCAACGCATTATGGAAACTACATTGAACAACAAATTTTTCGATTTCGAGAAAGCGAAGGTGCAGACCCTTTCCCTCGATCAACTGGCGCGAACCCACAAGGAGAACGACATCTACGGCAAGCCGCTACGAGGCATTTACCACTATGAACTGCTGAATCAGATTATCGGCATGTGCAATGCGCAGAATTACGATGTCGAGGTTTACGACCTCTTCGCAGCGCAGAATAAAGACCGCAATACTCCGGGTGTAGTCCTCTTGCCGCAGGTAGAGGAGCAATACGGAGAGCGGGCTGTCGAAGCCCATATCCTCCGCAGGGTATTCGCCAACATCCGCATCACGAATTTCGATGATGCCGATAATACGACCAATCTTGCCGTCGCATTCCATCAGAAAGGAATACAGGTCGGATTCGGCAATATGGTGATGATCTGCCATAACCAATGTATGCTCTGCGCGGATCAGTACATTTCGACCTACTCGGAGAAAGGAGCGGGTCGAGGCAATGGCGTAACGATTCCCGAAATCCTCGACATCGTGAAGTCCTGGATCGTTGATGCCCGCCGCATCGTCGTTACCGAGCGGGAGAAGATCGAGAGGATGAAGCAAATCCCCATCGACGCGCAGCAGATGTTCACGCTGATCGGGATGCTGACGGCCCTCCGGGTGAAATGCGATACCCATATCGCAGAAATCAGGGAGAACCGCACCTATCCGCTCAATCAGTCGCAAATCTCGCGGCTCACCGAGGATATGATGTATCGCTACTATCAGAACGGCAAGGTTACGGTATGGGATTTATACAACGGCGCAACGGAGTTGTATAAAGCCGATACGATGGATATTCCGGCCCTTTTGCCGCAGAACAGGGCGATGGTCGGGTTCTTGTCGGAGCAATTCGGAATTTAGCTATGTATCTCGAAGCAACGTGCGAGGGTCTCCCGTCTTCAAAATGGGAGGCCCTTATGAAAGGCGCAAAGGAGGGTCAGTTATAGGAGGCTGGTGTCGCGTGTCAAAAGCGAAATTCCGGAGTTGTATCGCGCGTTGGCCTTGAACCTATACAATCCGTGGGCGGATCAATGCAGGCAGACCGCCACGCATTTTATCCTCGTGCATTCGGCGATAGAGTATTTTATCCACAAATAGGGTGCAACGATGTTTAATGCGTTGATTGTGTGTAAAATATCTGATATTTAGCGTATTTAGGGGCGCAATGATATTTGATGTATATAACACGATGACTACCAGTAGAATAGCACGACGGGGTGCAACGGGTACAGCAACGACCCCTGCAACGACGGGTGCAACGACCCCTGCACAGAAGATAAGAATATATAGATATAATAAGATAGATAGAGGGGAAGTTTTTTTCGTCGAAAAAACCGGATCATCCATCGGACAAGACCCTCGTAAATTCATCTATTGAAAAAGAAAAAAGTTCCGCGAAAAAAGAAAAAAAGAAAATGCCGCCAATTTTCGCATATCTGCGATCGGGTCGATAGATTGGTCGATTTTTGCGCGAAAGCGTGGCAGAACGCCGGAAAAGTGGTAAATTTGCACAAGTATTGGATTATGGAAGCAAAGAAGATAGTGCATTTGCAGTTCAAGGAGCCGTACAATGGCGAAACCGACTTCTACTTCGGTTCCCTGAAAGCAATCTACGATACCGTTCCTATCGGGGCGGTCGGCATCACATACAAGTCTCTCACGAATGCGACGAGGGGCAGAAACGAATACGAGAACAAGAAAGTCCTCATCCGCATCGGGCAAATCCAGCGCAAGACGAGAGGGCGGTTATTAAAATCGGAGTGCGATGGATAGCAAAGTATATCGGCTGACCTATGTTGCGGATTCATACGATCTCGTTACGCATCTGTATTTCGTCGATAGGGAGAAAGCGGAGGCTATGTATCGTGAAAAGCTGGCAAGGGTTTCATTTTACCGAAATGGCTATATCTACCTGCATTCGATGAAAGAGAACGCCGACGGGGTGCTGGATATAGACGAAGTGATAGATTCTAAAAATTTTTGATATGATAGGTGCGATAATTGGCGACATAGTAGGCTCTCGATTCGAGTTCAACAATACGCGGGATGGGAATTTCGCGCTGTTCTCCCCGGAGTGCAGCTTCACCGACGACACGATTTGCACGGTGGCGATTGCCGATGCGATTCTGCACGGAGAGGACTATCGGGCGAGCATCCTGCGTTGGTGCAGGAAATACCCCAATCCGATGGGTGCATACGGAGCGTCCTTCGCCTTGTGGCTCAATTCTCCCGATCCGCAACCGTATAACAGCTTCGGCAATGGCGCGGCGATGCGGGTCAGTCCTGTTGCCTATGCGTTCGATACGGAGCAAGAGGTGATCCGGCAGGCGATGGAGACAGCCAAGATCACGCACGACCATCCCGACGGAATCATCGGGGCGATGGCGGTTGCACGGGCGATTTACCTGATGCGGAGTTGCGATCCTTTCTGCGATGTTTTGGCTCTCAATCAAGCCCTCGAAATGGTCGGGATGTTCTACGGCGCGGACTGGGAGCAGAATCTCATTCCGAGGGGCAAGTTCGACGAAACGTGTCAGGGGTGCGTCCCGCTGGCCTTTCATATCATCAAAGAGAGCGATTCATTCGAGGATGCCATCCGCAAGGCCATTCTCTACGGAGGCGACAGCGATACGCTCGGAGCTATCGTCGGATCGCTCGCAAAGGCCCGTTTCGGTGTCGATCTTACGACCATAGAGGCCGCGATGAGCTACCTGCCGGAAGATATGCGGAATGTTATTAAAAAATTTTATGCAACGTACTGATGAAAGAATCCGATTTACTGCAATCCTGCCACTACTATAAGGGCGAGCGGGAGAACCCATATAAGGGCAAAGACCAAAACAAAACGATGCTCTGGCTTTACGAGCGGACATGGGTTCACGATACTATGGCGGTCATCGCAAGAGGCGATGCGAATGCCTCTGAAAGTCGAAACCTCGACGAATATACTGCGGTCGGATTGGCAGAGTTCGAGAATGCGGACGGAGTGCCGATTACCTTGAAATCCATGCTGTTTAATCGCTATGCACAGGGCAATATGTCGTCGATGATGGATTGCGTCGAGCCGTTCAAGAAATTCTACAAGCGATACTACAAGTAAGGGAGCGCAATCGCGCTCCCTTTGTTTATTTGAGCTGTCCGATCATTTGCAGATAGATCGTTCTGCCTTGCCTTTTGAGAACTCGAAATTGGCTGCCTCGCTGTCCGATCCACTCCTTTTCCGATCTTACCGGTTCGGCCGATTCTCCGTCCCATATTTCGCCGTCATACTCGAATTTATTATAGTCGGTATAATGAGAAAACGGTTCGGCATAAACGCCTTTTGCTCCTTTGGGAACCACGATTATCAAATTGTATGAATCGCTGAATCCTCCTGACCTATGGATTGCCGTCGAGAGGAATCCTTTATCAACGAATATATCCCCAACTTTCAGCTCTCCGAGGCCATATCCGAGTTCGTTGATCTCGAAGCTGCCGACGCCGCGTCTGACGACGGTATTTTGAGGCATGGAGAACTTTTCAAGTGCCCTCGTTAGGATAGGCAGGTCGTGTTCAAACTCATCGTTGCCTCGTGCCCCGTAATAGGTCTGTCCTCGCAGCGGCTCATTCAGATAGCTGTAAGTCTGCGTGTACTTCGTCAGGATGATCCGCTCCTCTTTCGTCAGGCTCTTCCATATGCTTCCGGTCATGGAGCGCAATCTGGCATCTGCATCATCGAATGTCTCGGATTCATATTGGTCGAGAAGTCGATTTATCTCCGCCTTGCTGATATTTGGCAAGGTGAGAGATTTGATGACCTTTTTCGCGTCGCGCCGTGCCTGCTCCATCTCGCGTTTTTGCTTCTCGGCGACTGCGAGTGAAACCTTTTGCTTGATAACCGCAATATCCTCGTCGTTGGCGATGGCATGCTTTGCATCGGCAAGGAGCTTTGCGACATTGAGGCTCTTCGGATGCGCTTCGGCCCATTGCTCGACAAGCGCGACATCAGCCATCGCTTGTTTGAGCGAAATCTTATAATTGACGGCGTTAAGCTCCTTGATGTACGCCTCCTGCGATACTTTCCATGTCGGGTATTTCTCCTGAACGCCTTTCATGTTGCCGCCGATGAAGTCGAAAGCCTCGAAATGCAGCTTTTTTGCCTGCTGTTCGAGGGATAGGCCCGACCAGCTCTCGATCTTCGATTTGACGGCATTATACACCCCGTGCAGTTGATCCATCGTGAACTGCTTATGCCATGAGTGAGCATTGGGGATGATGTCGGCGAGAGCCTGCTCCGCTTTCTTGGCGGAGAGGATGGCTTGCGCCACTTTCTTGGTCTCGGTCTGCATGGCCGACAGATCGCCCGCGTCGATATACTTTTGCAGGTCGGAGTAATCGACCTCGCCATAATCCCCGGCGACTTTGGCGATGTTGTTCGCCGCTGTCTTGATCTGCTGGTGCTTCTTCTGACGTTCGGCCCACGCATTACGGATCGCCGCCTCCTGTTCGGGCGTTCGGGCCTCATGGCGTAATGCCGCCTTTTCCGCGATTGTAAGCTCTTTCGGCTTCGGGTCGAGTATTTGGTCGATAGCCGCCGAGTTATTGCGAATGAAGTAGGGTTCCGTGCCTCTATCGCGGGATGCAAGGATATTCTCCTTGTTGTCCCGCACCCAATCCTTGAAATTTGCCGGATATTCGGTGATCTGCTTGCCTCGCGGGGTATATTTTTCGCCTTTGAGGAATGCCTCCGTAACTTTCGCCATCTCGTCCTCGTCGATAAGGATAGGCGTTGCAAAGCAGAAGCATTGCACATGCCAACCGTCGAATACGAAATCCTTTGGATAGTCGCCCGCCAGCTTGTCGCAGATGTCCTTTTTCGGGTGGTTCTTCGATAGCTGGATGCGCTGGCCGAGGACGAAATCCATCTGCTGCCACCGCTCGTTGTCGGCACGGCGGTAGGCAATGTTCGTTTCCGATCTCGCAACGCGCATGGCGTTCTTGGCCGAGGACTTGTAAACGCCCGATCCGGTTTTGTAGTCCTTACGGTAGTAGTCGATCCATCGGTATTTGCCCGTTTTCTCGTCCTTGATGCGCTTTTTCCACTTCCTCCCGTAGATAGGCTTGCCCTGCTCGTCTTCGCCTTTCTTGAAGCGGAAACGGCGGAACATCAGGTCGGGATCGTTCAGGTATTGCCTGACTTTGCGGGATATGGATTGCGCCGAATCTCCCTCGCCGATGGCGACGGTCATGGCGATCTCCATTTCATCGCGGAGCTGCTGAACCGACTGCCATATTCGGCCCGACAGATTGAGTCCGTCCTCCGTCCGGTTGGCAAAGGCATTCATCGCCGCTGTATTGCGGTTGTTCCATGCGCTGAACTCCGGGCTGGATAGTACCTCCTTGCCGAAGCAAGAGGATACGAGCTTGTCGCATTCGACATTCGCCTGTTCCCATTCGAGGGTAATGCCCTTGCGGATCGCCGTCGTTACCACCGAATGCAGTTGCCGGAGCAATGCCTCGACTTTCTTTTGGATTCGCATATTATCTCCGTCGAACGAGTACATGACCCCCTCATCCAGCGTCGGCACGGATTTATTGAGAGCGAGGATTTCATTCACCGTTGCGGCGAATAGCTGCCTCACTTTCTCGGCATAAGCCTCCGTGCGCTGGATGCGCTTGATGGTTTCCGCTTTCGGGTCAGGAGAATATGCTTTTTTTGCCATTTGCTACCTACTTCTTCTGTTTCTGTTGCTGCTTTTTCTTCGGATCATCGTCATCTCCGTTTTCATCATCGTCAGAGGCGTCGTCGCCGTCTGATGCGGATTGCGGGCCTGCACCCGTGATGTCGCCGAATATCTGTTGCTGCTTCTGCTCCCGTTCCTCCTCTTCGGCTTTCAGACGCTCCATTTCGAGCTTCTTATCCTTAACGAGAGGGTTCAGTTCTACACCGGTTTCGGTCGCCATGATACCGCCGTCGAGGCTCTTGATGATATTTTCGAGGGCTTCCGCGATGTCGTCCCCGAATGGCTCTTGGAACTCATGCCCGATTTTCAGGTTATCGCACTCGGCTTTCAGATGCACGTCGAGGACGTTACCGATGATCGCCGTGATGAGCGAAGAGGTGCGCGACAACAGCTCGTCGTGGGTTTCCTTGTGCTTGGCCGCCTTGATGTCGGCAAGCAGCATCACCGTCCGCAGGGCCTTTCCCGACAGATTGCTCAACGATTTTAGCGTATCAAGCGAGATATTCGGGGTGAATGACTTGGAAAGGATATGATTCTGCAACCATTCGATTTCCTGCTTCTTGCTTTCCGGCGCACTATCCCACGTCAGGTATTTCGCCGCCTTGTCCACGCCCTCGGAATCGTTCGTTACGAGCAGTTTCGCCGCCTCTTTCTTCTCCGGCAGGTTCTTGATAAGGTCGGCGGCCATGATGGCGATAGGATCGGCGAAATAGTCGTTTGTATCGGCAGAGCGCGATCCGATCAATTCCTCACGATGGATAAGCGGCTCGACGCCTTTCCACTCTTTGTCCTGCTGGAAGAGGATGATCGGAATCTTGCCTATGAAATTCGTCTCCTCGACGACCTCCCATCCGATGCTCTTCCGCGTGCAGCGATAGATGATGTTCGGAGTGTAGATGTCGAAGTGATAGACGAGGCTGTTTTCCTGCTCCCGTACATAGTAACCCCATGCTACGGAAATCAGATTCTCGTATTGATCCCAGCGCGTGTAAATCTCATCGCCCTTGCTCTTGGCAAGCACTCGAATCTGAACGTCCGGCGCGTCGTTCGCATCGCGGAAAACGCGGAAGAGCATCGCACTTTCGGTCTCTGATCCGGCGATGCGCTTGCATTGGCGGAGTTTGCTGTTGAAGTGAGTGTGCTCGATGACATCCTGAAATTTTTGGAACGCTCGGTCTGTCCCTGTGGATTGCTGCGTCCATTTTACCGGACGGCCGTAGAGGAATACGAGGGCGATTTCATTGATGTAAACCTGATAAGGGATCGGTAGCTTCCATACCGGCTCGAATCGGATGAAATTTCCCTTTTTGTCGGTGATGATCTTGTCCTCCCGCTTCATGATTTCATGGGAGGTTACTTCATACTCTTTGAGCGCGGCAATCGCCATATCCATACGATTGCCCATGCGCTCCTTGACCGCCGAAATGTCTTTGGCGGCCAATAGTTTCTCAAACTCCTGATTTCGTCCTACAAGAGCATTGAGATAATTGCGAAACAAATCAAATAGCATCATATCCTTAAATTATTGGTTTACATACCTAAACTCGACTTACTCAATACGTCGTAGTCTATATCGTCGTCCTCGTCATACAGGTCGTTTATCGCATATCCGAGAATATCGACGAACTCGTCGTGCGGCTGGCTCGGAAATCCGCATACTTCATCGAGAAAATCGTCGTTCCATGATCCCTCGACGATGAACACCCGCCCGCACTCCACACGCGGCGAAACGGCCCGCAATCGCACCTCCTTGTCATCGGTCGGCGTGGGTGTCCGCTTGACATTGAGGGTCGAAATTTCTTGAAGCATCTGCACCACGCTCTCGCCGTTGGCTTTCGGCTCGACATGGAGCTTGCTCTCGGAATTGCCGTCATGCGCCGCGATGTATTGAGGCAGGAACCGCAACAGGTCGGGCATCTCCTTATACACTTTCTGCGCGTCGAGCAGGTAGATGTAATTCCTGATCCGGCAGGCCGCCAATACGCCGCTGGGGTCGTTGTCTTGGCCCTTTTTCTTCTTGTTATAGGCCGTATCGAGGTAGAAGTGTATCGGCTCGTTGAACCGCAGCGACCGGAACTCTGCCAGCGAGATCGTGCGGAACCAATCCCTTTTCACGATATTGCCGCCCTCGATGGTCGGATGCTGCTGATACAGGGCATTGAACTCGCGCGGGGCACGGGCTTTCTGCTTCTGCAACTTCTCGATGGAGTGGCGCGACGGCCACAATGCGTCGCCGATATGCCGTTCGCTCAATCCTCCGTCGTATTCCTGCTCGCAGATTGCGGGGATGGCGAGTATCGTCCACTCTTGCGGTTCGGCTTTGAGGATGCGTCCGGCGAGATCGTCCTCATGCCAGCGCGTCATGATGAAGAGCTGCCGCGAATTGTTGTGCAGACGGGTCGAAAGGACGGTGTTGTACCAATCCCACACCCTCTGTCGGTAAGTGATGGAGTTCGCCTCGTTCGCATCCTTTACCGGGTCGTCGATGATCGCAATATCGACGGGTGTACCTGTCAAAGAACCTCCTACGCCGACCGCCTTGTAAAACCCTCGATGACCTACCATCTCGAAGAGATCGACATTCCTCAAATAACCCCGCGAATCCGTGCGGATATTCGAGCCGTTGAGATAGGTTTCGGGGAATATCGCCTGATACTCCTTGCTGTCTATCGTCCGCTGAATCGAGCGCGAAAACTGCTGCGCGAGGTCGGAGGAGTAGGAGCACCCGGCGATTTTCAGGTCGGGGTTTTGGCCGAGCGCCCATGCGGGGAAATTGCGGGAGATGATTTCCGACTTTCCGTGCTGCGGAGGCATGAAAACCATCAGGTTTTTGATCTTGCCCTCCAACAGCATTTGGCAATGATCCGCGATGAGCTTATGGAACCACTCTAACTCGTATTTCGGATTACTATAACCGAGGAAACGCGAAAAGGAGGTCGGAGCTTCGAGTTTCAACTTCTCGCGCTTCAACCTCATCAACTGTTCGCGTACCTCGATTGTAGATGATCTCATTATTTATCCGCCTTATCCTCAAACTTTTCAAGTCGTGCGATTTCTGCATTGATTTCATCGAGTGTCATAGGTTTTTCGTCGTCCTTTTTGAGCGTTACATCGTTGCGCTGCCTGTTCTGATAGTGTTCGGGATCGAGATTCGTCAGGAGGAAAATCGCGGCTCCGATATTCGGCTGCACATGGATTTTCTTCCTCTTCATCTTGAACGGGGTCGGCTGTCCGTCCGCTCCGACGCGGAACTCCTGCTCGGTTTCCTCATGCTCATACCCTTTGGCGGCTTTGGATAGCGAGATGGCGAGATCATGGGTGAGGTTCTGCTTGAAAACCTCCTTTGCCCGCTCGATGGCCTCTTTGAACTGCGGCTTGCCTTTCATCCACAGGCGATAGGTCTTTTCGTCGATCCCCATCTCGCGGACAAACTCTTTCAGCTTCGCCCCGCCGTAGTCGATCAGGCCGTGAGCGGCTACCCATGCCTCGCACTCCTCGATTTTTGCCGCATTGTATTTAGCCATTGCTGTTCAGGTCTATGAGTTTGTAAAATTCCTTGCGTAGATCGGAGTTTAGGTTGAAGACGCCCGTAAAATGCGCTACGGACATCTTGCCGTCATTCCGCACTCCTCGCATCGTCTTGCATAGGTGTTGCCCTTTCATCACGATAGCGAAGCCGAGAGCCTCGTTATTCAGAGCCTCGGAAAGCATCTGCACGATGTCCCGTGCCAGCCGCTCCTGCAACTGCAAGCGGGCGGCGCAATAGCCGACCACGCGGGCGACTTTGCTGATGCCGAGGATACGCCCTTTCGGGCTGGGAATGTAGGCGAAGTAATACCGGCCGAAGAACGGCAGGATATGATGCTCGCACATCGAATAGTAGTCGCCGCAGTCGAACACAATATCCGACATGCCCTCCTCATTGGCGAACGTGGTGATCTTCGGCTTCTGCTTCGGATCGTAACCTCGGAATATCTCTTTCCACATCCGCATAATGCGGTCGGGCGTGCCGATCAGTCCCTCGCGGTCGGGGTCTTCCCCGATGGCGCGGATGAGCGTTTTCAGCGCACCGATAATATCTTCTGCGTTTGGAGTGATAGCTTCCATTTCGGATGTGATTTGATGTAGTTGATGGTTGCCGCGAGGTTTTCCGCGTTCCGCGCCTCGTCCTTGAAGTCGCAGGGCTGCAAGTAGTACTCTTTGGCCTCGATACCGTCGTATGCCGACATACCCTGCTCCTGATAGACGACTTTCAGCTCGTCGATGCGTTGGAGCCGAAGCTCGGCATGAGGGCAAAAGTCGAATTTCGGCGAGCAGGTGATCCAGTCGATAAGGCGGTAGCCCTTGATCGGAATCGTGCCGTTGGTTTCGATCTGCACGAATTTCCCTGCGCTATGCAGATGATTGATGAACGACAGGGTGAGTTGCAGCATCGGTTCGCCGCCCGTAATCACGACGTGGTCGGCCGGAAAATCGGCGATTTGACGCATGATCTCCTCTTCGGTGAGGTCTTGGTAGGGCTGGTGCTCCGTATCGCAGAAATCGCAGCGGAGATTGCATCCTGCAAGGCGAATGAAGATCGCCGGAGTGCCGGTATATCGGCCCTCGCCCTGAATCGAGTAGAAAATCTCGTTTACCCTCATAATGCGCCCTCCTCGTCTTTGCTGGTGTCCGCGACATAGATTGCGACGTTGCCCTCGCTCTCCTGCACCGTCGCCTTATAGCATTCGGGAATCTGCTCGACGATCCATCGGGCGATGTTTTCGGCCGTCGGATTGAACGGCAGCAGCTTGTTGAAGTTACCGTGATCGAGGTAGCCGTGAATCTTGTCCTTGATCCGCTTGAAATCGCAGACCATTCCGTCGGCATTCAGTTTTTTTGCCTTGCAGAACACCGTTACGACCCAATTGTGGCCGTGCAACTGCTGGCATTGGCTTTTGTAGGAGAGGGTCAGCCGATGGCTTCCCGCGATCTCCATTCGTTTAGAAACGTAATACATTGCTATACTTCTTGATGTTTGTGAGTTAAGAGGTAGAAAAACGGCGTGTCGCATAGAGCCAACCCCGCTTTGAGCAGGTATTGCCCGATGACCATGCCGAGGACGAGCATCATGCCGCCCTCCTGCATGAACCATCCGAGACCGATGCCGAATGCGATTGAGATGTAAATCGCCGTGTCGATGATCTGCGAGGTCAGGGTCGATGCGTTGTTCCATATCCACCGCCGTTTGGGATTGCCGCAGAACTGTCCCCGTATCTTGTGGAATATCCATACGTCCCAACTTTGGGAGCAGAGGTAGGCGACCAGCGACCCGAATACGAATATCGGCGTCTGACCGAGCAGCAGCCGGTAGGCCCGTTGCATCTCCTCGTCGTAGGCTGGCAGATACATCGTCAGGATAATCAGGGCGAGGGCGATAAGCTGGGCGGCAAAACCCCTGATGACGGCCTTGTTCGCCTCTTTCTTGCCCCATATTTCGCCGATAACGTCCGTACAGAGAAATGTCAGGGCGTAGGTCAGAGCCGCGCCCGGAATGAGGACGGGAACCCCGCCGATATGGATGCCGGTATCGAGCACCTTGCTCGTAACGACGTTCGCCACGATCAGGCACACGACAAACACGACATTCAGCGTGATGAGATTGGCGTCATTCCGTTTCATACTCCGTCGGGTCGATTATTTCTGAATCTTGCACTCTCGTCCTGTTATTCACGATATTGTCGATAGTGGCGACCGATACGTTGAATATCTGCGCCAATTTCTTTTGATTGTAAGCGCTGCTACGGGGTTTATAGAGTTGACGGATCGCTTTTACTTCATCATCTGAAAGTTTGCAATTTCCGTTGTTTCCTCCTTTTTGATTTTGGCAAAGGCCATTATCATAAGCGTGCCGCATATTTTCTGAATGCGTAACCCATTCGAGATTACTCGTACAGTTATTACTCTTATTTCCGTCGATATGATTTACTTCGGGCTTATTCTCCGGATTGGAAATGAAAGTTTGAGCTACGATTCTATGCGGAGATACGGTTATTCTTTCTCCATTCTTGAATAAATCTAATCTCAAGTATCCGTCTCTCACTTTATAAGGGGCCATTTTTTTTAATTCGCCATATACTTGGCTATAAAATTCACCTCTTGCAGATACGAAATAATCATCAAATCCCTCGATAGGTTGAAGATTCAATTCATCTTCGTAGGGGGTTGGGTCAGTAATTCCCGCATCCTTAAACGCCTCCTTTCGTTCGACACAAGTTCCACATTTCCCGCATTCAAAGGCTGACGACGCTTTGTAGCAGGAGTAGGTTTTCGAGTAGTCGATGCCGAGCCGTTTGCCGATGCGGGCGATGTCGGACTTGCTGATGCCTGTATAGGGTGCGTCGATCTGTACCCCGATGTAGGTGCCGTGCCGCATGGCCTCCGACATGGAATGCACGAATCCCGCGCGGCAATCGGGATAGATCGCATGGTCGCCGTGGTGGTTGGCGATGAGAACCTTGCTCAACTTCCGGCTCTCTGCCAATCCGCAGGCCACGGAGAGCATGATGCCGTTGCGGAACGGCACGACGGTCGATTTCATGTTTTCGGCCTCATAGTGGCCATCCGGCACGGCGTCCGCGCCCTCCAAAAGCGAGGATTTGAAATACTGACCGATGAATGCGAGCGGAATGATGATGTGTTCGATGCCGAGCTGCTGGCAATGTCGCGCGGCGCACTCGGCCTCGCGCTTGTTGTGGTTGCTGCCGTAGTCGAACGTTACTGCCAATGCGATCTCCTCGGCCTTTTCATGCAGGAGGGTGATGCTATCCATGCCTCCCGATACGATGATGACAGAATCTTTCATAACCTTGTTGCTTTTTAATTAAGAATCGGAATTACAGGAATTTTTCGGCGTATCGGCTGAATTTGACCCACTCGTTGAAGTTGTTTACAGCACCCTCTCTCGATTTGAGCCTGCATCCCTCTTTGCTCATCTGCTCCATCAATCCGGTGCGCGGGTTGAACTTGCAGATGTAGCCGCCGCGATTACCGTAGAGCCATGCGGTGCTATCAACCGAATCGAACCGATACTTTTGCAGATTGGCGACGGTGGTATATCCCAGCCCGTGAATCTTCGCCTTGTGCTTGTGGGCGGTGTTGATGAACCACGGAAACGCCGTCTCATAGACTTTGCGGGGAATTTCTTTCGTTACGATGCCTCCGATGGCGACATAGGGGTATTCCTCGCACATCTTGACGAAATACTCTTTGCCTCGGTTCTTGTGCCATACGGGGATGGGCTTCTTGCCTGTCATCCTTTCGAGCTTGTGCCGCAACCGCTCGACCTCCGCCAGCCCGACGACGCTGTCAATATCCAGCTCGAAAAAGAGCTTTACATCGAAGCGGTTGATGAAGTTGGCATACTCCGATACATAGGCATCCCAATCACAGCCGCCCTTGTGGGAACCGGCCATGAACGTATATGCCCCGCTATCGAGCAGGAATGACCCGAAATGCTTGACGAGAGGCATGAAATCCTCGTTTTTCCGCAGGTAATAGTAGCTTTCGAGGACATTGATACCTGATAGGGTGCTATCCCCGTCCCCGACGAAGAAGTCCGCTCCGTAGATGGATTCCCGCATTATTTTGTCCTTGTCGCCCGCGAGAAAGCTGTTCATCGCTTCGATGACTTCTTTGCGGCTGTTGGGCGATGCACAGTAAACTTTCATAACCTTTTGCCAAAATTCGCGGAGGTTGCCTGAAATTCCTCCGGCAAGAAATATCCTCATAGCATCCTTGTTAATCTCTTTAAGAGGTATTCTATTCAAATACTCTGAAATACAGGTCGTTAAATACCCCCCCCCGAATTTTCCGAGACGCTCGCCGATCCAGCTCTCATACAAGCGGATCAAGATTATGCCCGGATAGGGATTGTTGCCTGCGAGATGGATTTTCATCACTTGATCTTGATGCCCTCGAACTCGCCCATGAGAGTTGCCTCGATGCGGGATTTGATCTCCTCCTTTTGGTCGGCATACTCATCGGGAATCGAGACGGTGATCTTCTCGCCCTTATCTTTCTCGGCCTCCTTGTCGAGCTTGTCGAAAAAGCTATCTACGTCGATCTCGCTTTCATTCATCGGCAGATCGAGGCCCCATGCGGCCAAAGCATCGACGTCCCATTCGTTCGCCAGCATCGACCACTCCCACCGACCGAAGCCGGAGTTATCGAGAATCGTGTAGGCTTTCAGCTTTTCGATGGATGTTTCTTTCGGAATGATGACGCACGGGGCATCCTTGTAGCCGAGTTCAAGCATGGCCCGATAGCGCATATTGCCGCCGATGATGATGTATTTGCCGTTGTCGAGCGGATATACCAGCAGCATACGGTATTTCATCAGTTCGGGGTATGCCTGAATATCCCTTTTCAGGAGGTCGAGCTTCGTCTCCAAAATCTCGCGGGGATTCGCTGGGAGGCCGTCGAGCTGACCCTCATTCAGCTCCAACCGATCCAATTCCAGCGAGACGAAATCGGCTTCGATGGCTTTCAGAGGTTTGTTCTCTTTACTCATAACTGTTAATTTTTAAGATAGATACCACAAAGGTATAAAAATAGTACCTAATAGGTATGTATTGAGGCAAAAAAATAAAGTTTACTTCAAATAGGCGTCTATTTCGGCCATAAACTCGTCGAAAGAACGGCAGATGACATACTTGTATCCGGCCCATTCCGCCCGCTCCTGCCATGCCTTTTGCGATGGTTGCTGTCGGCCCGTCGGGGTCTTCATCTCGATGCAAAGGCCGTGATATTTCTTTGCTGGAAACAAAAGCAGGAGATCGGCGACACCTTTCATCGTCCCCTCGGCTTTCATAATTGCCGCTTCTGATCGAAGCCGTGCTCCGCCGTTCGGAACTGCGAAGAGGAGCATGGCAAGTTGCGGGTATTTCATTCGGAACCAACGGACGCAGGTCTGCTGGATGATGCTTTCCTGATGCCTCATCTATAATTTGTTTTTATTAGAATTATCGTATCTCCATATGTAGCCATACATAGTCCTAAATTTCAAACGACAGCAAGCTGCGATGTTGGCACTACTGTATTTTAACGCCCTTTCAATGGCCATCGTCGAATCCCAGATTTTTAAGATTTTCCCATCTAATGAGATTTGTTTTACCCGTTTAGATAGTGGTGAAAGATTATTGATTTTTCCAAGATTTGGCGATTTTCTTCCCAATATGGCGTAACTATGGCGATTGTTTTCAGAGCGACTGCACCATTCAAGATTTGATACATTGTTATTTTGCCGATTACCGTCTTTATGATTCACTTCCTTTTGAGGATTAGGGCAAAAGGCAAATGCGACCAGTCTATGTACTTTGAAAGACCTTTTTATGCCATCTCGACACAGATAGACTGCTAAATATCCGCCTTGTACTGGGAACGGTTTTAGAATCCGCCCTTTGATTGAACGAAATGATCTGCAATTGTGTCTGCTTATCCTATCAAGAGAGCGAATCTTACCTGTATTGCTTACTTGATATAATCCCTCATATTCGGGAATATCTTGCCATATTTCCATATTCAATATCTGAAAGATGTGAAATGAATAATGACGCCGTGAAAGACTTTATCTTCTTTCGGATGTCGGCCGAAGAACCACTCCTTGAAGTCGGTCGTATTGAGGCCGTCGTTCTTGGCGATTTCATTGCAGTCCGCGTCGATCCACTCCCGACCATCGATGCAGGCGGTGATCGTATCGTTTTCGCTATGATAATGCAGCTCTATCCGCTGGATGCCGATAGGCTGGTCGAGGCAGGCAATTTCGACCTGCGGCGAGTTATACGGGCGTCCCGACCATTGGCGGATCGAGAGGCAATATCCGCCCCGCTGCATCTTTTCCGCGATGGCGGCCCATTGGTCGTAATTGCCTCGGATGGTGTGCATCTTACGGCCTGATGCGAGCTTCTCCTTGAAGCCTGTCAGCTGGCCTTCCCGGCTGTGCGTCGTCGGGAATACCCGCGACAAGGTGATGACGATTTTCTTCTTTGTCATTTTTTCGTTTGTTGTTTCCATGATTCAAAACTTATTGCTATTTCGCGCAGAAACGCGGGTATTTTGCATTATCTGCCGTCGGCTTAATGGTAATTACGTCGCATCGGATTCGAGCGTATTCGCCGCCAAAACGGCCTCTTCGGATAACCTTTGCAGGGGCGGCGGGTTTCGATATAGCCCCATCCGCATCGTGGGCGTTGATATTCCCATGCAAGCAGAGATTTTATGACCCGCTCCAAATCCATGAATACCTCTGCCAGCCCTACCATGATGCGTCCTCCTCGAATTTGTTTCGTTGTTCGGGTTGCTTGGCCGCCGGAGTGCCGAGCGCGTCATGCACCCGCGCGATCTCGGCATCGACTTCCCGCTCAACCGCCTTGCTCTGATTGAGCGAGGTTTTCGACCGAGTGCGGAAATACTCTTTTTGTAGTTTCCGCATGAGGGCTACTTTGTCGAAGAATTGCCGTGCGTTCATTTCTCGGCAATTTTATAGGCATCGACAATCGGGGTTTTGACGATGGAGGCAACCTCGTAATCCGATACCGTGCCTCTCATGCCCTCGGCGAGATTTTTTGCGGCCTGATTCAGGTCGGATGCCTGCACGAGGATATGGATCGCTTTCTTGCGCTCTGCGCCCGTATTTTCGTCGAGCGTGATGAGATTGATCTTGGCCTTGTAGAAGTGATCGCCGTTCTCATCCCAAAAGATTTCCGAGATGTTGCTGCGCTTCACGGCCGATACCGAGAATGTTCCCGATGTATAGGGCATCATTTCGTTGATGATGCGAGCCTCCGCCTCCGTGAATGAGAGGGCATCGACCAAATACGGCTCCGTGATGGTTTTCAGCGAACCGTTTTCTCTCGTCTTTTCATAACGAACTTTTGTTGTAAACCACATGATGATAGATGTTTTGAGTTAAAATTTAGGGGTATCTTTGGTTGTGCGGCGTAAAGCGTGGATCGCATTGTCTATCGTCTGACCGATGACAAAGGGA